TTTTCAGCAAGCTCAAAAAGAAATTTTGAGGATGTTTGAATTTGAGATATAGTGTCCAAGCAGCAAGAATAGCATAAGAGATGGAGTGAGATTTATTAAAGGAATAGTTTGCCGAGTCTTCTGCAACTTTCCATAACACTTCTCCAATAACGGGGTCGAGATTGTTTTGCTGAATTTTCTCCTTGATCTTGTCTTGCCAAGAAGACATTTGATCAACCTTCTTCTTACCCACGATTCTTCTAAGCTGTTCAGATTCATCCAAGGTGAAACCAACCTTTACAGCCATTCGCATCAACTGTTCTTGATACAATGGAATACCGCCAGTGTATTGCAGAATATCATCAAAGAAAGGATGAACGCTTTGGAAGTCGCCAGTATTAACATATTGCGCATATCGGTCTAAGAAGTCCAAGGCTCCAGGGCGTGCAATAGCTACCACAGCAGAAAGCTCTTCAAGGCTCTTTGGTCGAACCTTTTGTGCAACTTTAAAGTTTGTATCAGCTTCGATTTGAAAGAGTCCCTGCGGAGTTTGCAGGTTTTGAAGATGATCATAGATTTCCCTGCTTTGCAAATCCAAGGTTGTAATGTCAAAACCAATCTGCTTACAAACATCATGAATCACTGAAAGCGTTCGCAAGCCAAGAATATCAAATTTCACACACAAACTTGCAACGTCATTCATGTCATAACCAGAAACCAAGTCGCCATCGCCAGTTGTTTGCAGTGGCATAATCTCTTCCAAGTTGTAATGGCTGATTGCAATGCCAGATGGGTGAACTCCTGTATTCTTAATCAAGCCTTCCAGCTTCAAAGCAATTTCAAAGATTTTTTTATTATCAGATGCCCACTCTTTAAACTTATCGCTCTCTTCGCAAGCGTTCTTGAGCGAAGCCACTTTACCAAACTTCTTTGGAATCAAGTCGCTGATTTCGTTAACTGCTGATTCTGGCAGTTCTCCAACAAGCTTTCCGCACTCTTTCACGCAAAGCTTGCTGCTCAAAGTATTGAGCGTAAGAATTTTACATGTTTTACCAGAGTATTTCTCTTCAATAAATTTGATCACTTCTTGGCGGCGTTCATAAGCAATATCGTTATCAACATCAGGAGCCATACTACCATCATAATATTCAACTCCATCAACTGTAAATTTTCGAAAACGAGACTTAGAAATAAATCTCTCAAAATATAGATTATATTTAACTGGATCAACTTTTGTCACTCCAATAAGAAATAAAACTAATGAACCTGCTGCTGATCCACGGCCAGGACCAGTCGGAATTTTTTGTTCTTTGCAAAAATTTAAAACATCCCAATTTAATAAAAAATAATCTACAAAACCTAATTCATTAATTAAATTTAGCTCAGATAAACATCTATCATAATAAGTTTTGCGATTTTCTAATTTATCAATCCCATAATCTTTAATTGCCTTTCTGCAAAGAGCCTTGATGAATTCAAAATTTGAAGAAGAAGTTGGAATATTTAATTCTTTATAATATTTTTCTTCGATATGGACAGATGGAAGAAGTAATCCAGGCTGTGTTGGGTATTCATATTTTTGAAAATTTTCTATCATGTTAATTGGAGATGTTATTAAGTATTAATTCAAACTTTTCTTTTTTTCTTTGAAGATGAAAACTGGAATTTTTATATAGATAATTGTAAATTAAAGAAAGTCTTTTCGAAGAAGTTCCTCCATGTCTTAGATAATAAATTGGATTTTCTCTTCTCTTTTCTTTATGCAGATTCGCTAAATTAATTCCCGCATCCTCATATAATATGAAATTTATTTTTGTGAGAAAATCTAGACAAGAAATGATTTCGAATCCCCATGTGACATAATTATTTTTTTTACAAAATCCCTTTTTAATGCATCCGTCTCCATCAAAATATCCTCTAATAAAATGTCTTTGCAAGTTTTTTGGTAAAATTTTTTCATTAGGAAATTTTAATTTAAATGTTTTTCTTTCACAAATTCCTTTATCCAATAAGTCCCTAACTAATTCTTCATTTCCTATTCTAAATCTCACATACCCACGATCATTAACTATTTTATGATTTGATTTTAAAGCATTTTTAATAAGTTGTAAAATTTCTTCGTCTTTTTTATGTAGGCAAATTTGCATAATGTTTTTACATACATTTCCATCGGCATATAAAAATCCTAATATATAAGCTTTCTCTTCATTATCTATTTTCTTGAAAAAAGCTTTATCAAAACTATATATTTCATGTGATTGAGAAAGATTCCTAATAAAAATATTATTTTCAACTAAAATACGTCTAACATATCTACTTGATTTTTTTATACTTTTAGCTATCTTTGTATATGCTTCGCCATTTTTATATCGTTCAATAATTAAATCTTTCATTTAATAATGATAAAATTTTGACAGTGATATTTCAAATTTCTATCTCAAAAATCTGCTTCTGAAAAATAGCGAATGTCATCTCAATGTCCACTAATGCGTTATGAAGCTTGCTTGGATCATGGTCAATGTTGTAATGCTTGAGTAGATGAGCTTGACTTGTTTTGATTCCTTTTTCACGATGGTTTAGCCAACGATACTGCCAGCAAATCAAGTCATCGGGGTCAACAGACTTGCACTCTTTAGCGATTGCCATTGCCATTGCTTTTGTATCAAGCACGCGATTCACATAATTGAAGTTGGAATCTAAACCCATTGCTCTCTGCCATGAATTGAGCATATAAACATCAAAGCCAAGAATATTTTGGCCAATGATTTTTGTTTTACTATCTTCAAGATGATTATCTAAAAGTGGACAGAACTCATCCCAAACTTCTCTAGGGCTTTTGGCGAGAGAACGATATTTGCCATAGTCAAATCCAGTAATCTTAGCGGCACCTTCGCTCATTTTCAAATCTGGCCAATAAATGTATCTCTCTTGACGAGAAACGATTTTTTTGCCAACAGCTTCAATCCACGCAATCTGCCAAGGTCTTGAATGTAAAAGATTCAATCCTTCCGTCTCAGTATCCAAGACGATATATTTTTGATTGAAATTAAATCTCAGTAAATTATCTTTCATTTTTAAAAGCCTCCCAAGAGAATGAATCGCTGCCACAGTGTTCTAAGTTTGGGCTAGAGAGCGATTGCTCTTTGCCAAAAGAACGATTGCATAAACACTTGTATGTTTGCCAAGCTTCAAAGTCTTTACGATTTTTGTAATAGATGGATTTTGTTTGCTGAATTTCTTCACCCTGCGCCGAAGCCCATTTTTCCACCTTGAGTTTTAAGATGTGATCAAAAGGCAAACTATTGTTTTCGACAAAGTAGGTTGCTTTTGTAAAGTTAAAGTTTGGCAAGCACTGTTTACCTCTAAAATTATTATTATAGATGAAAGAGTCGTAAAATGGAATGCACAGCATCAAATCGTTCGACCAATTGTTTTGTAAAAATACAGAGTCAACGAAGCCACCATTCTTGTTTGCTAGAGAAAAAATACGAATAAGGTTTTTGACACCATTATCATTTTTAGCGAATAAGACGATCTTGTGCTCGGATGATTTTTTGTCCTCTTCTGAGACTGAATTACAACATGAAATTCTCAAACCAAAGATTAGTTGAATATCGTGCTCTTTACATTTCTGATAAGCGTCCAAAAAACCAATCATTGAATCCTCAACCAAGAAGACTGATTTTAGTTTATTTTCTTGAGCAATCGAAATGATGCTGTCAGAACCGCCTTCTTTGGTTTCTTTCGGATGGTCTAGTGTGAGTATTGATTTGCCAATACTGTATGTGCTCTTAAAGAGAGGAATCATGCTTTAATCTAGCATGATACGTTCTACCTGTCAATTCCTTTATTGAAAGCAGGACAACCAGCATAGTGCATTATCTGGTACAAAAACTTGTCTTCTGGATATTTTTTAAGGTAATCATCAAACTCATCTAAGAAGCAAGACGTAATCATTGTGCCTTTCATGTCGCTGATTTTGTAATAATAAAAATCAAACTTGTATGGACAATGATATTTGGGATTGCCGTCTTTTTTTAATTCACCCTTTTTAGAGGCGAAACCACATTGAAGCGGCCCACTGAACGAGTTATCTTTTGGATAGTCTTGACGCGCTGCCAAATTTGAAAAGGCAGTTTGAATATTAAAATTATCCAAGTATTTTTGGATTTCGGTGAGTTCAGATTGAAACCCATCTAGCTCTTCTTCTGTTAAAGCTGGCATTCTTACAACACCTTTTTCTGTTGGCAAAAACTTTAAAAACAAGAATTCAGAGCGGCGATTTTTATAATCTGGAAACTGCTTTTTAACAGCTAGTGAATACATCAAGTCTTGCAAGTTGTTTTCGAGGTCTTTGCCCTTGAAAACTTCTTTGCTGCTTTTGAAGTCGCGAATAATAGCCAAGCCCTGCTTCTTGTATAAGAAAAGCTTGTCAATGAAGCCTTTGATTTTATAATCAAACTTGCCTTCTTTAACATCAATTTCAAAGTCTTGTTCGCTTAATGCTTCGGATGGTTTGCCACATTCTGTTCCAAAAAAGTCATATTGTAAACCTGCAAGCGTCATGTCGCAGATTTGTTTAATGTTTTCTTCGTCATTAATGCCTTCTTTTTTGGCATGTTTGCGAATCAATCTTTCAATAGCTTTACTAGCAAAAACATTTCTCTTTTTAATAATAATGGAAAAATGCTTCTTGTGGCGATTTTCGCCCAAGCATTCGAAAACCAAATGGCATACAGAGCCGCGCTTTGCTCCACTATTGCTTCGATCAGGAAGTTTCAAGTGATATGAACACCAATACTTCCAACTGCACGATTGAGCAGTTTTGATGCGACTTGCCGATAGTGATGTTCGATTTTTAGATTCCAAAGTTTAGTTGATAGTAAAATTTATTCGATTTCAGACCATGCTGCAAAAGTTTCAAACCAATCCTCTACGAATCTTTTCTCATCGCCAAAGATGGTTTTCATATTTTTCATGAACGCTTCTTTATTATTTAGAATCATTCCACAAAACTCTTCGACAGAGATTTCTTTTGGAAAAAAGAATGCCGTTGTTTCTTGTCTAATTGGCTGGCCAAATAAAGTTCTATTTTTAGGTTCGCTCATTTATTTTAAATTCCAAAGTTTTCTAGTTTTTTAAAAAATTTCTGTAGTTTTTTATCTTGGAAAGCATTACGATTAGCAGAGCAGTAATCTTTGTAATCATTTAATTTAGCTTCTTGAGAAGCGCTTGGTTGTTCATACCAATCTTTAAATGGCATTTCTTTCTGCCTCATCTCGCCAAAATCATTTGCCCAAGGTAGTTGCACTGATAGTTGCTCAAAGTCAAAAAATTGACTGAGTTTCATGTAGTTTTTCATTGCAGCAATCTTGCCATGATTCTTTTGCTTCTCATTGTCGTTATTTGTGGCGATAATGATCTTGCGAAGGTCTTTGGAGCAAAGATAGTTCAGCAGTGCTGGAGAGCAGTCCAATCCAAAAGTAACGAGGTTATGAGCGTAGCCTTCTTCTGTCAAGGCCAAGCTATCTCCAATGCTTTCTACTAAGATGACTTCCTTTTTCTCATCAATAAGAGAATCAACTGTTTGCTCTCTTGGAACAAATGCTGGATAAACCCATCGAGTTTTTGTGCCAACATGCTTCCACTTTGGAGCTTCGTTATTATCGTTGATTTTTCTGCCGCTAAAACCAAAAATCTCACCATCAGAGTTATAAACTGGAAAAACAATTCTTTGATACATTTGGCCATTACCAGCCAAACCGCACTGATAGAGTTTTTGCGTTTCTTCACTGATTCCACGCTTCTTATAAAAGGAAAAGTTTGGGAACAGCCTGTTTAAGCATTCTTTGGGGTAAATTTTATCCATTTCTATTTTTTCTTTCGCGATATAGTGGGCCTGAATCTCTTGATTAGTTGAGACATATTCTTTGATGATTTTGGGGTCTTTTGTTTGTAGCGTTAGTTCAACCAGCTTAACAAGCGGCATGGAAGAATGACCCTGCACATAGTCTTGCCATACTCCACTATTCTTATACACTTTAATCGCTGTGGGATTATCGCCGCCACGATACAAAGCTTTGGTTCTCCAATGATTGCCAAAATCCTTTAGAGTATAGCCAAGCTTTTCGAGCGAGTTTTTTATTTCATCAGAGTTCATCAAAGTCGGGAGCGGTGTTTCTGCCATTCTCTTCTGCGCCTTCTCCAATATCATTGAATTCAACAACATCGCGAAGATCACCTCTTTCAGTGATGCAGAAGTTTTTAAATTCCAAATTAATAAAGTTCTTGCGAAGAGTGTCTCCAACGCGCACTGGTTCAACTGCACCAGCAATATCTTTGCCCAAGTGTCGAGCTTTCACGTTAATCAATTTATGAGTGCCAAATCTAACGCCTTCATTTAGAACTTCATCCGTTGTCTTATTTCGCAAGATGAACATGTGAGAGCAGAATTGAGTGATTCGGTCAGATAAAGAAACAATGCTTTCATCGTCAATGACATTTTGTGAATTGCGATTATTGGTAATGCCAGAGCGATTGGATTGAACAGAAGTAATCATGGGAATTATGGGCAATCCATCATGCAAGATTTCTTTCTGCACGCAGCGCTTAAATTTATCAACCATCTCTCCAACCATTTGCCACTCTGTTTTGTTTGCGCCACCATTATCAGATGTTGTTTTGATGTAGTCGAAGCTAAAAATCATTCGATTGCCACGCCCAACCTTGGAGTAGTAAAAACGCTTTAGCGTGTTGATCATGGAATCAACATCCAATCCCCCAACATTATAATAATAAAATTGCATCTTCTTGACCTTTGCCCAAACAGACCGAACCTTATCAACTGTTTCTTTGCCTGCTCGCAGCCATTGACCACTTTCAATCAAATGCATTGGAACTCCACTAAGAGCAGAACACTGGCGCATAATGAGTTCTTCCTTGCTCATTTCTCCATTATCAAAATGAAGAACAGGAACATTATATTTCAAACTCACCTTGGTTGAGTAATCCATAGTAAACTGAGTCTTGCCGACACCAGATCGAGCAACAATGACGGTGATATTTCCTGGTCTAAGCAATGAACCATAGATGCTATTAATTTTTTCATGTGGTCCCATCATGCCGAACTCGCTAACAGGATTTGCGCCACGATCTTCAATCATTACCTCCATTTCATCATAGATGTTTTCTGGAGAATCGTTACCAACTTCATACTGATTGATGCGGCTGTTGTATTCTTTATCAGCTACAGAAATGATTTCTGAATAGGAGCTTTCTGCTGGCAAGCTTTTCATCTTCTTCGCAATGTTTTGCGAAGACTCGTAGATTTCTCGGCGGATAGTGTACTTCTTGAGTTCTTTGGCTGTTTTAATGAGACTGCCATCAGCAACCTTTCTCATGCCAAGACTCTTCACATATTCTGCCACATTCACTACATCATCGAATGTGATGCCAAGATTCTGAACTCGCTGTGCGATGATTACATCGTCAATTTCTTCATGCGCTTCTAGTGCCTGACGAACAATTGTGAAGATCGTTTTATTTAAACTGTTGTCTTCACTATAGAAATCTTTTTCATTTATGAATGCAGAGATTTCAAAATAGTTCTCTGGCTTTTTAATGAGAGCCGCCAGCAATTGTTTTTCAAGTTCATAAGAGTATATCATGCTACTCTTACGATACTCAGCAATCAATCTTCGTCAACATCATCTTCATCATTTCTTCCCATTTCTCCAAGATTGTATGCGGTTTCAGCATCGTCTGAATTTTGAAGATATTTTTCCAAAGCTTTTCTCATGCCAAATTCAACCACTTGAGAATCATATTTACAGTAGATGACTGGAGTTCCATCTTCTGAAACATAAGCTAATAGCACACCCTTATACTTGTCCGCATTGCCGCTTAACTCATAAATTTGTTCGATAAAGTTTGAAGGCATTTCAAACTGAGGAATTTCCTTGATTTTATTCTTCGGCATACCTTATATTACAGATAAATTTCGTACGATTCAAAAAAATCTTTATTCAATTCCGAAACGCTATAAATTTCCACAAGCTTAATGCCGTTTATTTCGCAAAACTCAAGCTTTTTATTGTCTCTTTTTAATTGCTGCAAGAATTTATTTCTGCTGCCATGAAAGAAAGGAACAAATTTTGTGTGTTGCTGTCCTTGGACCTCGATTGCTATTTTTTTGTTGGCATTGTAAAAATCAAAAGTCATTCTTGTGTCAATGACTCTCAGTTCTTCAAATACAATGTCTTCACTCCAGTAAAGCTTCAAGAATCTTTTAACTTCGTCTTGAAATTTGCTACGAGTTTTTTTGCGCCAATTGATTAAATATTTTGACGCATTCTTGAGATATTTTTCTTTTCCGTATAGAGTTTTAAACCTCATTGGAAATCATTTTGCGAAAATATTCAATTAAAAACTTCAATAAAGCTGCATCATCCTCAACAGTTTTAAACAAGGAAGCCTCGCCTTGAATCTTAGCTGGAAACTCAAGAGAATTTTCAGCTAATAATTGCAGGAAGTCTTCGCTTGGAGAAAACCAAGCTCCGCTCTTATTAACAAGTTCCCAAGCAAGCAGTAGGTCAACAATCTCCTTTTCAATCCAGATGGATTTGCCACCTGTGCGACCATATCGAATAGGATATGGAATAGTGAGATTGGTTTTCTCGTTTGGAGACTTTTTGACTGTGACTTTGGCCCAATGTCCAATTGGCGGATTTTTTTCCAAGTCAATGCTTTTTTCGCTAGGATTTTTAAGAATAAGATCGCCTTTAAAGCGGGGTTCGAACTCAAGAATCCAGTTGGCAAAGTGTAGCAAGGCATTGCCTCCTGTAGCAGAGGTTTGGCGAATTGGTGCTTTTGAATATGGGTCAAGCTTGATGTCTGCTCGAACTTGAGAGATAAAGATTGCCATGTGACCGCGCTTTGCAAGCGCAATCGAAAGTTTCTTCATGAATGTCGCAGCAATCACTGCGCCACCCGCAACCTTTGAACTTTCCTCAAAGGATTTGTCCATATCATTCTTGGCAATAAGGCCATCAACCGCATCCAAGAGGAAACAGAATTTGATCTTCTCTTCGTTCTTGGAAACTAATTGTCTCATAGCATCAACAACAGTTTCATAGATGTTGCTCTCAAAAACAAAGCAAGTTCCAGCCACCCAATCTTCTGCTGAAAATACAAACTTGATGCCAGAACGCTTTTGCATTTCTGGAGAAAGGCGACCTTCTGCCTTGATGTAAAAGCCTTTGCTATTTGGAATATCAAGCAGGAAATTCTTCATCACTTCAAGAGCTTCGCTAGTTTTGCCACCCTCATTCATACCCACGAACCTGTGCAGTCCTGGACCAAAGCCGCCACCAAGTTGCAAGTCAAGCTGGAGTGAACCACTCGATACTTTATAATCTACTGTTTCTTCAAAGTTGTAGTGATCTTCCGCATTTTGTTTCAGGAAAGATTCAAGCACTTCGCTTGAAGTAATCTTCTTTTCTTCTGTGTCTTTAGTCTTTTTCATTTAAAAAGTCTCTAATGGTTCTAGGTTTACGTTCAATTAAAACTGGTTGATGCAATGGGTCATCTTTCAAGATGATTTGCGGTTCTCTACTTATACGAGATTCGCTGCTATAAATTTTGAATCTTTTATCCAAGTCTTGAAGGATTTTTGGCGCAAACAAAATAGCTAAACTATCTCCTTTAAAGGAGAAGCTGGTATCTCTTAAAAATTCTAAGCTATATCTTTCAACCAAACGAGCCAATAAAACATATTCTCTTTGCCAAAATTCTCGCTTTGATTTAGCGGGAATCTCGACAAATTTGGAGACTATAAGTTTTTTATTTGGTTTTTTCTGCGGCACAATTATATTCAGATATTTGCTTTACAGAATATCCATGATACTCAAACTTTTGCAAGAGAAAATGATGCATGATACCAGGATTAAATGTGTCTTGACCATGATAAAATTCATATTCAATATATGGAATAGTAAAATATTCATCTTTCATGTGCATTAGTGTTTTAACATCTAAACCTTCAATATCAATATATAAACGGTCTAGCGGTGGTAAATTTTTTAAAAAGTCATTAATATCAATACATTCGGCGTCAATAAAATTCACATTGGGATGATGATGTTTCAATACATGATCTTTATTTAAAGATGCATGTGCAGATTCTTCATCGCCCTCTGGAAAGTAAAATCTACAAGTTGTATTTTCCAAACCGATTGCTTTGTTAAATACTTTTAAGTTATTAACAAAACTATAAACTTTTTGAGCCTTTTCGCAGCATTTGGGCAGAGCATCAACAACAAAAAAATTCTCAATAACATTTTGGTTATCTTTGACGAAATCAAAAACATGATCGTCACAATTATTACATCCTATTTGAAGAATATTCATAAAATTAATTAATGTAAGGCCAACCTGAGTCTCGCGCAACCATTTTCTCAACAAGTTGAGAAAAAGATGTGTTTGGAATCCAGCCAAGCTCTTCTCTTGCTGGTGTCGAATCACCCCAAAGAAGATCAACTTCTGCTGGACGATAGAAAGCTGGATTAATTACTACAAGCTTTTGTTTCGTGTTTTTGTCAATAAAAACTTCATCTAAACCGTTGCCAATCCACTCACCTTCAATAGAAGCAGCTTCGAAGGCTAGTTCAATAAATTCTCTTACTGAGTGAGTTTCATTAGCAGAGAGAACATAGTCTTTTGGCTTTTCTTGATTAAGCATCAGCCAAACACCGCGCACAAAATCTTGAGCATCGCTCCAATCTCTTTTGGCGTCAACATTGCCAAGCTCCATTGGCAAGAAAGATTCGTCACTTTTTTTGGCGTTATAGATTCTTGCTACATTTTTAGTGATTTTTCGCGTTACGAACTCTTCTCCGCGACGAACGCCTTCGTGATTAAATAAGATTCCTTGAACAGCATAAATGTCATAAGACTCTCGGTAAACCTTTACCAAATGATGCGCAGCGCACTTAGAAGCGCCGTATGGCGATCTTGGACGAAATGGATGGTTGATGTCTTGTGGAGAATATGCAACATCTCCGAACTGTTCGCTGCTGCCAGCATTATAGAATCTAGTTTCTGGAGAAAGGTTTCTAATAGCTTCAAGACAATGAAGCACTCCCATGCAGTTTGTTTGCATGTGATTAATTGGCATCTTCCAACTATTGCCGACAAAAGAGTTTGCAGCGAAGTTGATGAAGTAATCTGGCTTGATTTCTCTAATTGCTTGATTAATGCTTTCCGCATCAGTAAGGTCCAACTCTAACAATTTAAATCTTTCGTGGTTCTTGATATTTTCAATGTTTTGATGATTTGGAACACTCAAGCGTCTATGCGCCCCGTAAACAAAGTTGTTTGGGTCTTTTAGCAGATGGTCTGCCATCAGCGAGCCATCTTGACCAGTAATACCAGTTATAATAATTGTTTTCATGATTTAAGTTCTGTAGTTTGTATATCGGGGAAAAATTTATTTTGTAAAGCCACTTTGCAATAATACCTTTTCATATTTAAATCGTCCACTTCTTTTGCGGAAATCTTTCCATAACGAGCTTCTTCTACAGCTTCAAAAGTTTTAAAATTAGCGTCAATTAAATTTTTAAATTCTTGAGAACGCACAATTTTAATATGTTGGTCTTCTGGTATTTGATTCAGGATATGTTCATTACATAAAGTTCTTGCGGTAAGGGTTTTTTCATTATTGAATATTTTGTGTTTAACCGCAAGGATGGCTAAATAATCATAAGCATACCCCTCATCTACTAAAATTGTGATCATAATTGATAATATGTAATTGATGGATGATTGTAATTCCACTCATCTGCATTGAATAGTGGATGATTTTGTGGCTGAATAACTTGACAATGAGCGCCAACAGAAATAGCCAAGTGCATATCTCCAGTATTGCATCCAACATAAAGGCCCACTTTTCTCAATAAGCAAATATATTTACTCAGTTCCAAGTCTGTTAAAATATTTTCATATTTAATAGAAACTGGATTACTAGAGCTTTGACAAATAATTGGAGTTAAGCCATCAGAAATTAATTTATCAAATAACTGCTCATAACTATCAACCTTTAAGCTTCTTACTTCATGCCACTGTTTTGCACAATGCGGCACAAAAATTACTGGATTAATCTTATTGATAAGATAATTTGCAGTCCAAATTTCTGATTCTTGATTTGAATGTAAAACTAAAGGTCTATTATCTAATAATTCTGCATGTTGAAAAAAATTTCTTAGTTTTCGTGTAGCATAGTGACCCCCACCAAGATCGGGCAAATATTGATTAACGTCTTCTATTATAACATCAGCGATGCCATCAAATAAAATAGAAAACCTTTTTATTTTAGCAGGCAATGAAACAATTGGTTTTTTATTATTTGCAAGCAAGTGCTTACAAATACAAGTAAGTATTAACGTATCACCTAACCCCTCGGATGGACAAGATAATTTAATTAAATTATCCATGTTATAATTTTAATTTATGTTTAAGATAAGGGTATTCAAAGTCTTCGTGTTTCATGTGAATCTTGTGAGCGGGGTCTTGCCCACCGCCTTCAACATACCAATGTTCGTGCCAGAACTCATGGTTTCTCTTTAGTCGAGAGTCTAAATCTACATAACCAAAATGAACAACAAATGGTGAAACACCAAGCTCCAAGCGTTGCAGATCAGTTGTGGTTGCCATTGTTGAAACAAATTCTCCATCAGCATTAACCAAGTCACAACCATCGCTCATTTTAGTATTAATTGTGCCGTCTTGTTTTCTGGCCGCTTTACTTGGCGCACGATAAGCTTGTCCTTTATTGAAATATTGCTTGTTAGTAATTGAAGAATAGTGATTCCAATCTTTATAAAGATTCACAGATGCAACTGCTGCACACTGAACTGGACTAAGAGCAATTTGCATGGCTAAAATTTCCCACAGTGGTTTTTGCCACAATGGAATGTACTCATCGAGATCGAGTTGAATCTTAAAATCTTGCGTGCAAGCTTGAAGGGCGGCATTTTTAATCTTGCCATCAAGCCAAGGGTCTTGATATGAAAAATCGGTTTCTATAATTTTCCAGTTAGAAAAGTCTTTTAAAGTTTCTGAGATTGCTTCCTTTGTATTATCTACGGAAGTATTAACTGCGATGATTACTTCATCTGCAAATTTGCATGAATTTTGAACGCTGTTTTCCCAACCAACAAAGCCATGCTTGATGAGGTTAAATGCTGAATGATAAATGCTAAACATGTTTTTTGTAAATGTAATAAATTGCCACCATGACTGTTGCAGAAACTAGGCCACAAAAATAATTTACTATCCACCAAAAATCCCATCCAACACGCAAAAGGGTATATCCCATTGCTGAGACATACCCAATTATTGAAAGAATAAACATGCCAACGCTAACGTCTTGCACATTTTTTGTCCTCAAACTTTTGGAGATTTGAGGAATGTAGCAGACTGAGAAGCAGAACGTATAAATAACACCTAGAATCTGTTCGATCACTAGGATAATACGAAACAATAAAGAATTTTCTAATTAAATTCCAACTTCCTCTTCAATGTAATAAACATTGTCTAGTAGGGGATTAAGGGCTAAAACTTCTTCTTGAGAAGGAAAGTCTTCTTCATTCAAAATAGCCTCAGACATTCTGATTTCTCTTTCGGCTTGTTTGATATAGAATGCTTCGATTGGGTCTTCGCTGCTAGTAACTTCGGTCACGGTTTTACCCTTTTCCCAAGTTCTACAGGCCCAATATCTAGCTTTCCATTTAGGTCCAGGGTTACTGTCGCACTGATGTCTTGCGCGGAAATTCTTGCGGCGTTCAGGGTCATCGCGTTTGATTTCCATGTTGGGGTCGCCAAATTTAACCATCACAGTGTTGCCTTTGTCGTTTTTAACATAAACGCCAAATTTCTTATTAGAGCCAGAAGGAAGTCTGAATGGCTTATTAAGAGTTTTCTTTTCAGCTTCGGTATAGTCAATGTCTTCATTGAAGATGTCCATTTCTTCGAATAAAACACCAGCTTCGATTAGATTAATGTGAGCTAATTGAAGCTCAAGGTCTTCAAAATCATAATAGTCGTGGTTATGATCAAAAGCTTCGGAACCTTTGGCAATGTCGCCATCAGCAGCTTTATATGCATCTTTAACCTTTTCACCACGCATCATTTTCAAGAAAGTATTGACGCGAGCCATTGCCCACTGCTGACGACTCTTGCCTGGACGATGAGTAGAGCTAAAAGCACCCAAGCCGCGACGATAAACTTTCTTTAATTGAGAAAGAGAAACTTTGCGACTATGCTTTGAGTTATGATCCTCTACTTTCTTTTTTAGAGATTCAGTGATTTTATCGTTAAAAGTAATTTCAGCTTTGACAATTTCTTTCTTGTCATCTTTCTCAAGATTTTTTTCAGCACGCTCTTTAGCATCTGGAGTAGTGCCAGCAGAGCCTGGCTCATTCATTTTTGAACCCTTTTTACGCTCATCTGGCTTCGCAGGAGTTTGTGCGGAGCTTTTTGGTCCAGGGCGGTTTTTGGCCTCTAAAATCTGTTGAGAAAAATCTACTTCCATGTTTACTTTTTACACTTAAAAAATTATTTTTATCAACAATTAGTTAAGCTTCACAAGACTTACACTCATTAAGTGAGCGAGCCAACAACTGACTTGGATTACTGGACTTTTGGTAATAAAAACCCTTGATTCCTTGTTGCCAACCAAAGATCATTAATTTGCTCACTTCTCCAACAGTTGTTGATGGAGGAATCATAAGATTGAGGCTTTGTCCTTGGTCAATGAACTTCTGGCGTTGAGCAGCTTGGATGACAATCTCCTTTTGAGAGATTTCTCCAAAGGTCTTGAACACATCCTTCTCATGTTCGGTCAAGAATTCAAGATGCTGAACTGACCCACCATTTTCCAAAATACTCTTCCAAACTTCTTGGTCGTCCTTGTCTTTTTGTTTCAGGAGTTCTTTAAGATATGGATTCTTGTATGTGAAAGAGCCTTTTGCGAGTTTCTTGACATAGTAATTGGAGTTTTGAGGCTCAATGCCTTGAGAAACTTGACCAAGAATAAAAGAAGAGGAAACTGTTGGGGCGATAGCTAAACGAGTCACCATTCTTTCGCCATATCCCTTGAGCATGTCTGGCTCACCATATTTTTCAGCCATTTCTTTGCTTGCCTTCAAACTTTTTTCTGCAATAAGCTTAAATACGCTTGCATTCAGTAGCTTGGCTTCCATGCCTTCCCATGCAATATTCTTGGCTTGCAAGAGAGAATGCCAACCTAAAACTCCAAGACCAACTGCTCTCTGCTCTTTTGCAAACTTATTAGCAGCAGCCATAAACGGCATATTTTCAGTCTTGCGAATGTATTCTTCGGTTACAGTGTCAAGGAAGTAGGTCAACACTTCAACAGCGTCAGTGTCCTTCCACTCATCATAGTGTAGTAGGTTGATGCTTGAAAGCACGCAAACAAATGAAGTGTCCTTGTCAGAAGAAAGGTTAATTTCATTACAGAGATTGCTGGCATAAATTTTTACGCCTTTGTCTTTATAAACTGCTGGCGCTTGCTCATTTGCATTGCCAGTGAAATGAATGTATGGATAGCCGCTTTCAAAGCGCTTCTTGATAACTTGGCCCCAAATTTTGAGCTTGTCTTTGTCTTTATTCAAAAGACCTTCCATCCATTCGTTTGAAATGCAAACACCAATACTGAGTTCTTGGATTGGATGTCCTTCGCTGCGAATACGAAGAAACTCTTCCAAATCTGGATGATCAATATCCAAATACGCTGCCATTGAACCACGGCGCACATTGGATTGGGAAACAATATTGGCCACCTTGTCAAAGAGTTCCATGAAATGAACGCTGCCACTTGATGTTCCGCCAGAACTAATGGTTGCGCCTCTTGGACGCAGCTTGCCAAAATAAGCAGATGTTCCAGCAGCGTTCTTTGTCATCATTCCAATTTCAGCATTCTTATACAAAATGCTATCCATTGTATCGTCAATGAATGAGCCATTGCATGAGCAAGGTAAGCCTCTTTCAAGACCATAGTTTGCCCATACTGGAGAGGACAAACTAAACCAGCCACGCGACATGTAATCTTCGAACTTGTCTGCAAAGCCTCTGATCTTCAAATACTTTTCGGCAGTTTCAGCAATTTCTCTAACTCTTTCTTCTGCGGTTTGATCTTCTCTAACGTAACCGCGAGCAAGAAATTCGCGGGATTTTTGATTTAGCCAGTAGTATTTTGTCATTTTAAACGAGTTCTTCTAGTTCGAATGTTTTGTTTTTCTTTGCGTAGTCAACGGGGCGTTGGTAGAAAAAGTCAACAGCATTGTTTGCCAAGACTTCTTCATCCATCCACTCATAGTCTCTAGCAAGCGTTTTGTCAATGGTAAATAAGGGTTTGAAACCAATCTCTTTCAAAGAATCATTGATTCTATTTTTCACATACTCTTTGAGAATATTAGCATTCATTCTTTGTGCGCTAAAGTCGCCAATAATCCAATCAATAATTTTGGATTCTGCTTTGAAAGCTTCTTCTGCTTCGTGCAAGATTCTTTGCTCCAAATCAGCATCGAAAAGCTCTGGACACTCTTTGCGAATCACGTTCACAAGTTTCATGCCAACTTTAGCATGAATGAGTTCTTCGTTCTTGGTATAGGTGACTTGTTGAGTTGTGTCTTTGAGCACATTGCGATAACGCCCGAACCAAAGAATGATGTAGAATTGAGAAAACAAAGAAACATTCTCAATGAAAAGAGTAAAAAGAATGAGTGCATAAACATATTGTTTACGAGAGTCTTTGTAGAAACGATGAGTGTATTTGCGAAGATAGTTGACGCGACCAGACACAACATCAAGCTTGAGATTTTCCTCAAAGATTTCTTCCATATCAAGAACTTCAAGAAGACGCTGATAAGCATTATTGTGAATCACTTCCACTCCAGCCATCACATAACCAAGATCAGTGAGTGATGGGTGCGGAAGATTGTCTCCGAGCTTGGCCCAAAACTTTTTAACCGCCACTTCGATCTGACCAATGGCAGAAAGCGTGCGAATAATAACTTCTTGCTCTTCTTTGCTTAGATTTACTTTGAAATCTTGAAGATCACTGGAGAAGCTAAATTCTTTATGCGTCCAGAACCCTTCGTGCATTGCTGAAATAAAATCTTGAACCCAAGGATACCGATCTGGCTTGCGCGAAATTTGCTCGTCGAAAATAGTCATACGATATATTACACACTGGTTGGTCGCTGTCAAGAATTTTGAAACAGAAAAATTTCTCAAACTTTTTTCACATTTTTTGAAAGAAATACCCCCTCTCCCTTCGTATCCCTAGCGTTCTTTCCTTGCCGAACGTAAATAGTCCTTAAAATAATATTTATACTAAAGTTTCTTTAAAGTATATATCGTATAAATATAGAAAAATCTTCTTGACAGAAGATGTTTTCTGGAAGAAGTTGAGATATGGTTATCCTCAAAAACTTCAAACAAAAAATCTTCCTTGTCCAAAGTGGCGATTGGGAGTGTGTAGTTAACGCAGAAGACGTTACAGATGCTTGCTCAAAAGCACTAGAACAAGCAATGGCTTGCTACAAAGAAGCTGGTCTTGAAAATATCAGTCTTGGTTTTTTAATGTCTTGTCAAGAAATTCAGGAAGATTTAGAAAATATTTCGTATGTTCATACAGCGGCTATTTTAGCAAACAACGGCCACTACGAACTCGCTAAAAATTTAGATAATGAATTTTCCTGACCTGCTTTATGTTGTTGATCAAGATTCAAATTTATCCCATCCTGCCCATGATGGCGATGTTGGATATGATGTAGTTGCAGCTTCAAATCCCAAAATTGTTGGTGAATGTTTTGAAGACACCAACATTTACAAAAGAATTGATTACATTGAGTATGATTTAAACGTCAAGGTTGACGGCTTTCAACCAGTCAATTCGCCAAATGAAGACATCTACACTCTTGTTTTTCCAAGATCAAGCGTGAGCAAATATAACTTGCTTTTGGCAAACTCCATTGGAGTTGTTGACTCTGGTTTTCGATCTACAATTAAAGTTAGATTTAAGTATATCATGCAGCCAGAAGATTTAGTATTTTTTGATAATAAAATTCTCTGTATAGTTAATGAAAATAAAATTTATCAAAAAGGTGATAAAGTTTGCCAATTAGTGTTTCAAAAGCATTTTCACCCATCTATTGAATTTGTTGAAGAGCTTGAACAAACAGAAAGAAACGAAGGAGGCTTTGGCAGCACTGGCTTATGATTATTGGAATTTCAGGAGTAGCCCGAAGTGGCAAAGACACTCTTGCCAACAACTTTGTAAAAATTTTTAAACATCTTGGCATCAAAGCTAAGAGATATGCTTTTGCAGATGAGCTAAAGAGAGAAGTGCGCCCATTTCTTAAAAAGAAAACTGGACTAGACTCCTTCACTCAAAATGATGATGAAAAGAAAATGATTCGTCCATTTCTTGTTGCTTACGGCACGCATATTCGCAGAGCGCTCAATGAGAACTGCTGGATTGATACTCTTTCTTCATATTTAAAAAATAACGAAATCGCAATCATTTCTGACGTTCGATACAAGAACGAGGCTGATTGGATTCAAAAAAATGGCTTTCTTATTCATATTGCGAGGCTTGATAAAGAAAACAATCTCATCAAACCAGCAAATTCAGAAGAGCTTGAAAATGACCCTATTCTACAAGCACAAGCCAACTTGTCTTATGTTTGGCAAACAGTAGAAGAAAGCAAGGAAAAAGATAATCCATTCTCGCTTTCTGAATATAGCTGGGCTATTTTTGAACAATGCTTCGACTCGGAGGAAATCACACAATGGCAGACGACTTATCCCTTATCGAAGAAATCAAAATAAATAACAACGAAAGTTGTTTAAAAGAATTGATCGCAAAACACTCTGGAATTTATTTACAGATTGTTAACCAAACAATTTCTGATCAGTCAAATATCAATAAAAACGATATTATTGACGATAAAGACCTTTTCATCTATGAGAAGGCTCTAAAGTTTGACCCCAACAGAAGAATCAAGTTTTCAACTTATTTAGGCAACGAAATAAAATGGAAATGTTTGAATATTCATAATAAGGTTAAAAAGTATGAATACTGTGATGTTGGTGATTTGTCTGAACATTTAGTTGACAAAGATTATATTGGCGAGTATATTAACCAAGAAATCATCTCACTGATTTATGATAAGGCAGACAAATACCACGATGAAAGGGTAAGAAAAATTATTCAAATGCGTTATAGAGATTGCAAAAAGAATAAACTAACACCGTGGAAAAGAATTGCAAAAAAATTGAAATTATCAATACAAGGATGCATTAATATTCACAATAGGTTCATCAAGGAAATTAAACACGAATTAAACAATAATTAAACACGAATATGGTAAATAAAACAATTCTCTACGGCTTTTTGGTTGCTGACCCCGAAGCTCGATACACAAAAACTGGCAAGTGCGTTTGCAATCTTCGCATTGCTCATCGCGAAAATTATAAGGATGAAAACAAAGACCCTCTTTATATGAGCGTTGATGTTTGGGATAAACAAGGCGAAATTTGCGCCAAAAATCTCAAGAAAGGTTCTAGTGTTATTGTTGATGGTCGCTTGGCTACCGATACTTACGAAAACAAAGAAGGTAAGAAAACTACCAAGACCTTTATTGTTGCTGATCGTGTTAACTTTGTTCCTCGATTTGAAAAGTCTGAAAAGACTGAAAGCTCCCCAACACAAAAAGAAAAGAAAGTCGCACCAAAGAAGGTCGCGGCCACAGTTGAGGAAGAAGAGTCTGGGACTGGCGGTGAAGAGGGTGATGACATTCCATTTTAATTATGCAATTAATTGTTGAAGCTCCAATTAATTCCCTTTCCTTTGGAAATGTGGCAATTAATCTACTGCGCGAGATGTGGCGCAAAAATATGCAAGTTGGTCTTTTCCCCATTGGAAAAGTTGACCCATCTGCTCACAATCTTGAACCAGAGTTCTCCAATTGGCTTCAAAACGCAGTTAATAATCGGTTCTTATACTTGAAGAAAGAAGTGCCAAGTTTGAAACTTTGGCATCTAAACGGTAGCGATAATCGCAAAACTGAAAAGCAATATTTAATTACTTTTTATGAAGCGTCTCAACCAACATTTGTTGAAAAAGCTCTCTCCAATCTACAGACAAAAACTTTATTTTGTGGAGACTATGCCGCAAATGCCTTTAGGAAAGAAGGTTGCGAAAACATCGCCTCATATAAACTTGGATTTGACCAAACCTTTCATGTCACTGGTAAAAAATACTTGCCAGAAAGAATTCACTTTGGACTCATGGGCAAGTTTGAAAATCGCAAACATACTGCTAAAATCATTCAAACTTGGCTAGAAAAATATGGTAATAATCCACGCTACTTGTTAAGTTGCTGCGTTACAAATCCATTCTTGCCGCATGAGCAAATGAAGCAGATTTATGATTCTGTTCTTGGAGGAAAGAGGTATAGCAACATCAACTTCTTGCCATTCCTTCAAACCAATGCGGAAGTCAATGATTTTCTCAATGCTATTGACATTGACCTCACTGGCTTGAGTGGAGCAGAAGGTTGGAACTTGCCAGCTTTCAATGCTACTTGTTTAGGTAAGTGGTCAATTGTCTTGAATGCAACCGCTCACAAAGATTGGGCCAATGAAACCAACACTATTCTTGTTGAACCTAATGGTATGATTCCAATTTATGATGGAGTTTTCTTCCGCGAAAATGACATGTATAATCAAGGAAATATGTGGAATTGGAGTAAGGAATCTGTGATTTCTGCGTTTGAAAGAGCAGAGCAAAAAGTTGGAACAGTTAACGAGGCTGGCATTCAACTCTCCAAAGAACTAACCTACGAAAACACTCTTAACCAAATCATCTCTCACCTATGAAAGAAGACCTAGTATTAGAAATCCAAGCGCCTGGATATAAGAAAAACGAAATTCAAATCGAATTCGATAACCGCTACTTAATCATTTCAGCAAATAGCGAAAAGTATGGTTCGAGTTATCTTGCAGAAACTATTCCTCAAGCTTATGAGATTACCAGCACTTCTGCTAAACTTGAAGATGGCATCCTAGAAATCAGGATTCCTCAAAAGCCAAAAGAAACAAGAGTTGTTCAAATTCAATAATAAGAAAAGCGGGTTGAAAAACCCGCTTTTTTGTTTTAAAATGGTTATGCCGCTATACTGCTATCGTAACCCGCAAACTGGTGAAGAGATTGAAATCATTCAAAGAATGAATGACATTCATGAATTCGTTGATTCAAATGGACTAAAATGGGACAGAGTGTTTTTTTCGCCCAATGCAAGCATTGATACAAAGATGGATGCTTTTAGTCAACAGAAGTTTGTAGAGCGCACAGCGGCCAAGAAAGGTTCTTATGGAGACTTGCTTAATTATAGCGCAGAAATGAGTGCTCAACGAGCAGAGAAAGCTGGCGGTGTTGACCCTGTTAAAAAGCAATACTTGGAAGACTATTCTAAAAAGAGAAATGGTGCAAAACACGCCTCAGAGCAACCTAAAACCATTGAGAGCAAAAACATTAAGGTCGAATTATGAACATCCCTAAGTTTACTGATAAGGGTTTTTATAAAACAAAAATTCCAGAAAAATCATGGCAAATGATTCAAGAGGTTTTGGCCAATCATATTAATGAGCGAGTTCCAGAATATTCTGATACCCTAAAGCCAGACTTAAAAGGGTGGATTAAATCAAGTCAATTTGAAGTTGCCACAGACCTACTTTGCTTGCAGAGATTTCCAGAACTTAAAAAACAAGTTATACTAGAAATGTATGATGCTCTTTCATCTTGGTCGGGTGCAAAACTAAACCCCAAAGGAATCATTTACGGCATTCGCTTCTATAAGAATGGGGCCACTTTAGGAATGCATGTGGATAAAAAAGAAACGCATCATATTAGTGTAAACATGAGCGTGGCATTAGATGGGCAACCTTGGCTATTTGACATTGTGGACCATTCTGGAGTTGAGCATCAAGTTTTAATAGAACCTGGAGAATGTGTTTATTATGAATCTGCTCTCTGTCTTCATGGACGTAAAACATCGTTTAACGGCAATTATTATGCCAACATGTATTGTCACTTCACACTAGAATAATGTTTTTTTCGGTCTATAAAACCATCTTTGTGCATATTCCTAAAACTGGAGGTTCCAGTTTAGAATTTGCTATTTGTAAAAAACATCTTCCAGAAAGCTCCAACTTAAACGAAGACTCTTATAAGATATTCACCATCAGAGGCGCAATGTGTTGCATAGAAAAAAACACGCCTCGCGGACACCCTCATAGTTATATTTCAGAGTATCACAAATTCTTACAGATTAATTCTTATTTAAAATTTACTGTATTAAGAAATCCATTTGATCAGGTTACTAGCCTATATAACCAGATGAAATCGTCCATGAAGATTCCTTCATTGGAGCACTTCATCTTATCAGATGAAAAGAACTCATTTCAGAATTTAAATCACTACATTAATCAATACGAATACACTCACCTTAATGGTGAATTAGCTATTGATAAAGTATTTGTTTTTGATCGTTACCATGAAGCGCAGGATTTTGTAGAAAAACAATTTGACTTAAAAATTGAAAGAGATAAAAAACTTTGGGCCACAACATATACTGGAGAGTCTTGGTCCAAAGAAATGAAGGATAAATTTACTTCTGTTCATTATCAATCTATTGCTTTATATCATAGATTTTTGAAACAGTAAATTTACTATCCTATATGAATCTCGCCTTCTACAAGCCAAATAGCAAAAATACTGGTTGCGCCTTTTCTTTCCAACTATCTTCCAAAGGACAACCAACCGTTTATGTAAACGGTATTCAACAATTCTCTTGGAATGAGCAAACAAAAAATGGATCATTTTCTGGCAACCAAAAGAACCCTGAAAAGACCATAGCCATTAAGCTCAACGAAAATGAGATTGGTGGATTGATTCATGCAATTCGCACTTATGGCGAATGGAAAGCTTTTCACTCATTTGAAGAAAATAAAACTCAAATCTCTTGGACTCGATACAAAAAGAAAGATGGCGCAGATGCCTTCTCATTCTCTGTTTCTCGCAACGGCAATCAAAAATTTGGCATGGGTGTAGAGCTTTCAGAAGCAGAAGCTCTAAGAGTGTTTCTTGAAACCTGCCTAGTTAAAATTTTTGAATCAAAAGCCCAAGCCTCAGAATAACATGAGAAAAAAAAGAATTCTATTTCATACTAATTTTTCGCGACTCTTTACTGGCTTCGGGAAAAATAATAAAAACATTTTACGCAAACTGCATGAAACTGGCAAATATGAACTCATAGAATTCGCTAATGGCTTGCCTTGGGATGCGCCAGATTGTAAGTTTCAACCTTGGCAGTGCTATGGTTCCATGCCAAATCCAAATGTCATGGCACAAATTAAGGGAGACGCTGGAAAAGAAAGAGCGGCCCATTATGGTGCTTACGGCATTGACAATGCTATTGAAAAATTAAAGCCAGATGTTTATCTTGGCATTGAAGATATTTGGGCCTTTAATGGTTTTTGTGACAAGCCTTGGTGGAATCACATCACATCAATCATTTGGACCACGCTAGATTCGCTTCCAATCCTTCCTGACGCTGTTGATGCAGCGCCAAAGGTCAAGAACTATCTTGTATGGGCCTCGTTCGCAGAAAAGGCTTTAAAAGAGATGGGATATGGCCATGTGAGAACACTCCCTGGAACTCTCGATGTCAACCAGTTCTATAACCTTGGTCCAAAAATTAAAAACGACCTGAGAAAAAAATTCAATATCAAAGACAACTTTGTTATTGGGTTTGTGTTTCGCAATCAGCTTAGAAAAAGCGTCCCAAATCTTTTAGATGGTTTTTGCGAATTCAAAGCAAAAAATCCAGAATCAAAACCCAAGCTATTGCTTCATACTCACTGGATGGAGGGATGGGATATTCCAAGACTCTTGAGAGAAAAGAATATTGATAATTCTGATATTTTAACAACATACTTCTGCAAGAATTGCCGCCAATACGAAATTAAGCCATATCAGGGCCAAGACTTGAACTGTCCATACTGCAAAGCTCAAAAAAGCGTTTCCACAACTAATATTGTTCATGGAGTCAATGAGACACAACTGAATGAGGTTTACAATCTCATGGATGTTTACTGTCATCCATTCACAAGTGGTGGTCAAGAAATTCCTGTTCAAGAAGCCAAGCTCGCTGAACTCATCACTTTGGTCACAAACTATTCTTGCGGCGAAGACTACTGCACAGATGAGAGTGGAGGCTTGCCCTTGGATTGGTCAGAGTATCGTGAGCCAGGAACTCAATTTATTAAGGCATCAACCAGTGCATTTAGCATTTGTAAACAATTAGAAAAAGTTTACAATATGAAGCCTGAAAAACGTGCTGAAATTGGCAAAAAGGCCAGAGATTTTGTAATCAATCATTGCTCTATTGAGGTTGTTTGCAAGCAATTAGAAGAGATGTTTGATAATGCGCCTTTTGTTGAAGATTGGAACATTCAAGAGAGATTTAAAAATCCTAACTATCAACCTCCAAATATTGAAGATAATTGTGAATGGATCATTGACTTATACAAGAATATTCTTGGAGAAACAGTTGATCGCAATCATCAAGGCTGCTTGCATTGGATTGAAAGGCTCAAATCAGACCTTAATAGAGAGCAAGTTTTAAATCATTTTAAAAATACTGCTGCTAAAAT